TCAACAGACCCTAGACTGAGTAACTCTTCGTGTCCGCCCCCAGTTCGCCACGATCAGCCCCGGCACGGCGTCATGCGTCCGCTCGGCATCCCGCGCAAGGTCCAGCCGCTTCGGCAGCTTGACCTGCGGCACCAGCAGGAAAATCGGCGCGGTCACGATGCCCCGGCCTGTCTTCGACCGTGACGCCACTGCACGTCCCTTGGTATTCAATCGCCCTTCGGCCACCAGCAGGCTGGGGCCCCTGCGGCGAAAGATGAAGCGAAGCCGCAGGCCGCTGCGTCGTTCCCATTCGCCGGGGGTGATCCGGCCGCCGCAGGTGGATTTGCCCGCTGCTGGTGTGGGGATCGCCAGCCAGAAGCCATTCTTCGAGCGGATCAGGGGGCCGGAGTCATGCGCGCCAACGATCACCGGAGCATTGGACCAGACCAGCGCCGCCGCGTTCAGGCTTTCGCCGGACTTCGGGAAGCTGGCAAGGCGGATCGAGTTGGCGAGCCGCGTGCCCAGACCGGCACCGGTGATCTGACTGCGCCAGGCAGACTTTAGGCCGGTTCCGGCCTCGCGCATGGCGGCTGTGACGGCGCGCTCCCCGGCTGCGACCTCGGTAGCCATCATCGCGACGATGTCAGGATCTATGGCGAGCTTCAGTTTCATTCGGGCCTCAGATCGACCGTCCAGACGAGACGCTCGCGGTCACGGACGGGCTCGCCCTGGATTAGAAAAGCATCACCGTCGATTTCGATCCGATCACCGGGACGCGGGTTCGGCACCTCGGCCACGCGCAGATCGACGCGCGTGGTTTCCGACCAAAGCCGTGCATCGCCAAAGTTGGTCAACTCGTCCGGCCGCCTGACAACGGCGCGCAGCAGAACCGGCGCGCCGCCGTCGGCGATGTAAATTGCCTCCACGCCGATGTTCGGATCGGCGAAGAGCATTTCAATGGCGGCATCAAAGGCAGACATCACGTCCGCCGCGCCGAACGCAGCACTTGCGGGCGGGTGCAGATCGGCAGCGGATTGCTTTCGATCTCCAACCGCACCCATTCGTCGCGATCCCGGTCGGGGATCATCCGGGCGTAGAGAGGCTGGCCGAGCGTGTTGACCGTCTCGAACGTGTCGGCGGGGGCGTGGTAGATCTCGAACAGCCCCTCGACAGCTTCGGGGTAGAATACCGCCTTGTCGGTTGCGACGCCAAAGCCCGCACCGCCCCGATAGCGGCGGAAGGTGATGCCGCCGAAGCTGACTTCGTCGGCGATGCGCGACCGCAGATCGGCGGCCGCGGCGGTGTTCAGGTAGGTCTCGCGCACCTCCTTGTGCGCCACGAGATCGGCGAAGAAGGCCGAACCACATTCGGCGCGCAGCGCGATGGCACCGGTGGCAAGGCCACCCATCACATCCTCGACGCTTTCGATCAGTGCCTGGCAGCGCTTGCGCAGTGCGCCGGACGCCGGGGTGGCGTTGTCGAGGTCGAAGTCCACTTCCGCCGCCGGGGCGATGCCGAACTCGGTGAAGTAGTTGATCACCGTTGCGCCATCGCGCGGGTCCTTCACCAGCCCCTGGATGCCGTTGAAGAGGTGATATTCAAAGGTCGTCTCGGCGTCATTGCGCAGGCGGCCCAGCTTGCGGGCGACTTCCGCCTGCACCTGCTGGGTGGCGCTTTCGGAACCGAAGTCGCGCACCTGCTGGATTTCCGAGGCCCAGATGACGTCCTGCTTCTTGAACTGGCGGCAGACGAAGGCGCGCACATCGCGGCGTTCGGAGGTCTGCTGATCGTAAGCCGAGCCGCGTTCCGAGAACGGGATCAGTGACAGCGTGCCGTCGCGGCTCTCGATGACGACGGTGCGCGAGCGGACGCCGCGTGGCCCGAACAGGTTTGAGCCCGACAGGGTAGCGGGCTTGTAGGGGATGTTCTCCAGCGCACGAGTGAGTTCGATGATCGAGAAGGCATCGCCTTCGAAGATGTCCATGGTGGCCATGGGGTGCCTCCTGATTTGGGGGTGTGGACGTCCGGATCAGCGGACGAGGATGCCGAGCGTAAGTAGCGCGGCGTGGGCTGCCGCGATCTGTGGCGCGGTGGGCGTGCCGGGGATGCTGATCTCATATTGGTTGACGATGGCGGGGCCGCGGATCAACACGACGGCATTCTTGTCACCGCCGCTGGCGTCGACGCTGTCCCACAGGATGGCGGCGGCCGTCTGTGTGCCGTTCGATGCCGCAGGATCATGGGCCGCATATTTGCCCGAGGCGGTGATCTTGCCCAGAATGGTGCCGGGCTGGAGGTCGCCCGAGGCGAGGATGACCGTGCTGCGGCAATAGTCGCGGAGCGCTTCCCAGACGAGGAAGCCGCCCGCATGGCGGGTTTCGGTGAGGGTTGGCATGGGTCTATCCTTTCAGACGGAAGGTGCGGGCAATGACGTCGCCCCAAGGGCGCGCCCCTGACGGGCGGCCGGGTTGCGGATGGGCGGCGGAGATGTCGGGTTCCGTCTCGGCACGGTGGGCCAGGAGGGCGGCGCGGACCTCGTCGAGACCGGCGTCGCGCTCAAGGAACCGGCCTGCCATTTGCGGCTGCCTGGCGAGACGGCAGAGATCAACAACGGCACGAGCATGAACCATTGCCTCGGCCCGGATGTTGGCGGCATAGAGAATGGGGGCAACATCGGCGGCATCTGGTGCCACCGGTGGCGCGCCGGGATCAGGGGGCGGATCAGGCGCGGCAGCGCGTTGCCCTTCATTCACAGATACGTCGTTCCCCGCGACACCTTCCCCAGCGTCGTCAGGCTCAGACACCTCTGACGCATCCGCAGCGTCTGCCTCCTCATTGTCCGAGGGTTCATCGTCGGCCGCATCGCCCGCACCCTCGACCAGCACGGGCGGTGCATTGCGGAACCGCCCCACATCGAACCGCGCGGCGATGCGGACCGGCTCGATGATGCGGTCGGCAAAGCCAAGGTCCAGCGCATCCTTGGCATCGAGCCATGTTTCCGCCGCCATCAGGGGGGCAATCTCTTCCTGCAACCGTCCGGACTTGGCCGCATATCCCTGCAGCAGGCTGCCCTTGATCTTGTCCAGCGCCTCGGCCATCGCCCGCATGTCGATTGCGGTGCCCATGACCACCCCGGCCGGATCATGGATCATGAGGAAGGCGTTTTCCGGCATGACAATCTCGTCGCCCGCCATTGCAATGTAGGACGCAGCAGATGCCGCGATACCGTCGATCCAGACCGTTACCGTGCCAGTGTGGCGCTTGATCGCGTTGTAGATCGCGACCGCATCGAAGACCGAGCCGCCCGGGCTGTTCAGGCGCAACGCCAGCGGTGTGGCATCCGGCAGGGCGCCCAGTTCCGTCAGAAACCCCTTGGCAGAGACGCCGTAGGCCCCGATCTCGTCATAGATCACCACCTCCGCGCCAGTGCTTTGGGCGCGGATCGTGTACCAGCTGTTCATCGGCTTACGCCTCCTGTTCTGTCTCGGTTTCCGGTTTGCGGGTTGGAGTCGCCCGCGCCCCCTGCGTCTCGCCGGGGCCGGTGCGATAGGTGAGACCCATGTCCCCGGCACGTTTCGCATCGGCGGCGTTCTCGCGGTCGATTTCCTCGACGTCGTAGCCGGTGGCCTCGACCACCTTGCGACGCGAGATGATCCCCGCTTCCATCGCCAGCACCTGTGCCTGGATGTCCTTCAAGGGATCGACCCAATCCCAGCGCGGCGGGATCCAGTTCACCGGGCGATAGCGCGCGGGCGAACGGGCGAAGTCCGGCAGGTCCAGCGCCCCCGAGAGCACCGCGGTTTCCAGCCAGCGCGCCCAGACCGGACGGCAGAGCTGATGCGCGATCACCCCATGCTGCAACTGCTCGACGCGGCGGCGGAACTCGACCAGTTCGGCGCGCAAAGACGAATAGTTGGCCTGCCGCACATCGCCAGTCACCAGATGGTATGGCAGCCCCAGCGAGGCCGAGACCGACAGCAGCGTCCGGTACTGGAACGCCTCGTAGCCGCCACCAACATCGGCGGGGCTGGAGAACTTCACATCCTCGCCGGGCAGCAGCACCTGCAAGGTCCCGGGCTCAAGACTAACGGTGGCACCACTGTCGTCGGTGGCCTCGATCTCGCCCATTAGTTGTTCTTCGGGCGCGGTCTTGGTGATGAAGCCCGCGAACATTGCCGCCGTCTTCTTCCGGTCAAGTTCGGCGTCGTCGTATTGGTCCAGCAGGAACAGCCGCACCATGGCGGGCGCCACATGTGGAAGGCCCCGGATTTGCCCCGCATCGATGGGTCGGTAGATGTGCAGGACATCCTCGGCCGGGACGCGGACCGTTTCCGGCGTGATTATCCCCTGATCGGTGCTGTCGCCCGGATGGCGGCGGCGGAAATGATAGGCGACCCGGCGGCCGATGGCATCGAACTCGATGCCGCAGCGGATGCGATTGCCGTTGGCAGCGGCTTCAGTCTTTTCGAACGGCAGCATTTCCGATTGCAGCAGTTGCAGCTGGATCGGCACCAGCAGACCATCCTCCGCCCGGCGCGGGCGCAGCCGCACGAAGCATTCGCCCGCCACGAACATCTCACGCGCCACCATCGCCTGCAGACCGTAGAAATCGGTCAGCCCATCAGCATCCGCCTCATCGGTCCAGGCGAGCCAAAGCCGCTGCACCTGATCCCGCAATGCCGGATCCTCAATCAGCGACGAAGGCTTGATGCCGTCGCCGACCAGGTTGGACGCAAAAGCCTCGCAGGCATTGGCGGCATAGCCATTGGTCACCACCAACTCCCGCGACCGCGCCAACAGACGCGGCCCGCCCGAGGCGATCAGCGAGTTGATGTTTTCCAGCGGCGGCTGCCAGCCCCGCAACCGGCGCTGCGACATCGCCCCTTCCAGCCGGGCACGCACAACTTCAGGGCCGCCGTTGCCCCGGCGGCGAAAGGCATTCAGCCAGCCCATGCGTCACAGCCCCTTGCTGGTGATCACGCGCACCTGCCGGATGATCTTGCGACCTTCGGCAGTCGCGATCTCGCGGTCCAACACTTCGATGGCCCGGTCAATTTCGGCGATGCTGCGGTAATCCACGGTCTTGCCGTCGTAGCTCACGCGGGCCACACCGCTGGAGCGCTGCGCTGCCAAGGCATCGCGGCGAGTCTTCAGCTCTGCAGTTGTCGGCATGGGGTTTTATCCGTTAGGTTTGGGGTGCCGCCGCAGGAAAACAACACCAGTCATGAACGAACCCGTTGTCCGCATCCGCATTGAACTTGAAGGGACCGACCCGCAGGTCTGGCGCTTGGTCGATGTGCCTTTGTCTTCCACTCTGATGGCGTTGCACGACATCATTCAGGTCGCGATGCGCTGGCAGGGCGCGCATATGTTCGAATTTGTCGTCGGCGACCAAGTCTATGGCGAGCCTTATCCCGACGACAGCGCCTGGGACCGCAAGGTGTTGCAAGCGAAGAGCATCCGCCTCAAGACGCTGGTCGAGCGCAGGGTTGATCGCTTCCTTTACGTCTACGATTTCGGCGACAACTGGCGGCATCACATCATTCTGGACAGCGTCCGGCAGGGTGAAGACCACACTGACTACCCGGCCTTCGTCGGCGGAGCCCGCCGCGCACCGCCCGACGATGTCGGCGGCATCAGCGGTTTCGAGGCGTTTCTGGAAGCCGTGACCGATCCCCGGCATGAGGATCACGACCAGATGCTCGAATGGAGTGATGGGTCCTTCGATCCCGAAGATATCGATGAGCGCGATATCCGCATGATCGTCGGAAACTTTGCCGCCCGCCGTCGCGGCCCACTGATGAGCCATCGTCGCTCCGGCCGTTCAAAGCAGCAATGACCGGGTTCGTCTATGTCCTCGGCTGTGATGCCCCGGATGGCTATCGCACCTATGTCGGCTGGACCATCGATCTCGACCGCCGCCTAACCCAGCACAATTCGGGCACCGGTGCAAAGTCGACACGCGGCCGAGCTTGGTGCCTGATCTATGCCGAGCGCCTGCCATCGCGAACGGATGCCATGAGCCGCGAGTGGTACTTGAAGCGCGACCGTCCCTTGCGCCGACAATTGGCCCTGTCGGCGCAAGGCCATGCTTCTGATCACCGCATGTAATTCGACGCCACAGACCTGCGCCGCGCGGGACTGCGCACCGCTCGGATGGATCCCGCTGCGGTCTTGTCATGACCCCCGTCACCGTTGCCATCCCCGGCCACCTGCGTCTCCAGATCGAGCCAGCGCGCTTCGGACCACCGATCTACGCCGACGATCCAGGCGGCGGCGCGGGCGTAGACCCGGCAGTCCAGCGCCTCGTTGCGCTCGCGCAGTTTCTGCCATTCTAGTCGGGCGAAACCGCGCTTGGTGCGCACGGTGACCAATTCCTCGGCCACAAGCTGTTTCAGCCATTCGCTATCCACCCAATCCGGCAGATGCACAGTGCCGGGGGGAAACTGCACGCCCTCGGCCAGTTCCTCCTTGGTGGGGCGCGGCAGGCCAAGATGGCGGTAGGTCTCCGCCTTGAAGGTGGAAACCGCTACCGTCCAGAGCCGCGCGCCCCGGCGCAGGCGTTTGCCTGCGTCGGTCACATCGACGTAAGTGGGCCCCGACACCGGGGTGGAACGGTTGAACCCTTCGACACCCTTGACAGGGGCAACCTGCGCCACCCCTTGCCGCCGCGACCAGGCGTAGACGGCCGGAGCCTCATAGCCGGTGTCGATGGCGAGCTTGGCCAGCCGCAGATGCGCGCCGTTCTGATGGGTCCAGGTCCGGTCCAGAAGCTTTGTCAGCTCAGTCCACGCACTCTGATGGTCGGGTCCGCCGTCGATGACGATATGATCGACCAGCCAGCTTGTCCCGCCCCTGCCCCAGGCCCAGACATCCACCTCGATCCGGTCCTTCTGCACATCGGCCCCGGCGGTCAGGAACAACCCGCCTGCTGGAACGATGCCCGGCTTCCACGCTTCACGCCGGTCATAGAGCCGCGACCAGTCCGGTGCCTCCCCGGTTTCAACCCAAGTCTCGCCAAGGATGGTGTTCTTGAACGCCCGGATCGCCTCGTCCGAACCCTGCGCTGCCTCCCATGCCCGCACAATCCGCTCCCAGCTGAGCCAGCCGATCGGCGAGTAAAGCGCCGAGAGGTGATAGCCGACGGTGCCGGGATCCGCGGCTATAGCGGTCGCGCGCCATTCGCCTGCCTCCAGCATCGCCGTCTTGTGGTGTTCCGCGATGGGGCGTTCGCAGCCCTCGCAGTGATATTCGGCCGCCTCGGGCCGCGCCTTTTCCCAGCGCAGCCGCTCGAACTTCAGCCACTGGAACTGGTGGCAATGCGGGCATGGCACGAAAAACCGGCGCTGATCGCTGGCATCGTATTCCCGCTCGATCCGGCTCAGCCCCCGGATCGTCGGCGTCGAGACCAGAAACACCTTGCGCCGGTGGGCAAAGGTCAGCGAACGCGCCTCGGCAAGGCTGACCGGATCGCCTTCCTCGTCGGCCGACGCCGGATAGGCATCGACCTCGTCGAGAAAGATGTAGCGCGCCGGGGTGGATCGCAGCCCGACGGCCGAGTTTGCCCCGGTCATGATCAGGATGCCGCCTGCAAACTCCTTGGACAGCATGGTGTTGCCCGCGTCGCGCGACCGCGCCGGTTTGACCCGTTCGCGCAGGGCTGCACTTTCTTCGATCAACGGGTCGATCCGCTGGCGCGAATTGCGCTTGGCCAGTTCCACGGTCGGCTGCACCGCCAGCATCGGGCCCGGCGCCTGGTGGATCGCAAAGCCGATCCAGTTGTTCCCGGCTTCGGTAGCACCAACCTGTGCGGCCTTCATGAACACGATGCGCTGGACAGCCGAGCTGGGCGACAGCGCATCCATGATTTCGCGCATGTAGGGCGTGCGCGACGTGCGGTAGCGTCCCGGCTCGGCGCTGGCGCGCGACCCCAGCATCCGGTGCGCATCGGCCCATTGCGATACGGTCAGATCGGCATCGGGCCGGATGCCCCGGCCCCAGGACCGCAGCAGGTCTTCAGCACCATCGAAGTCCGAAGGTCCGCCAATGGCATCAGCGAAGGTCGATGCGGACCTCGGCAAGGCTGTCGAGTTGGGCGCGGACATGGGCTTCCAGAACCTTCTGCATCATGGCGGGCTCCAGCACTCCGTGATCTGCGATCATCACCCCCAGTTCCGATGCCATCAGCGCTGCGGCCCGCGCGGGCCAGGTCACCCAAGCATCGCGCTCCTCCCGCGCCAGTCGGAACACCAGCCCCACCGCGCGATTGCGGTCGATCAACTCGGCCTTCAATTGGGCGAGCTTCAGCTTGCGCTCCTGCGCCTTCAGCACCTCGTTGGCGGTCCTGGCCTGCAGGAAGGTGGTGCCACCGCCGCTGACCGGGGCGGGTAATCCTTCCTCGCGCAGCGTCTCGCCCACGGCCGATAGCGCGGTATCCGGCACAGGCTTCAGCTTGGGTGCCGGTGACAGTGCATTTCTCGCCTCGCCCCGTTGCTTGGCGGGGTCCGTCATCGCAGCCCGTCGCGCGTCAGAGGCTACGGCATCAATCGATCCATCGGCGTGTTGAACCAGCCGCCCAGTCTCCTTGGCCTTCTGGATGGCACCCCGCGACAGGCCGACATGGGCGGCATATTGGCGCTCGCTCATCCCCTGCATATCTCGCCCCGCACCCTTGATAAAGCAATGATATTGCTTGGAAAAGAGTTGATTACACTCTGCAATGGAGCGATTCTCGGAACAGGAAATCACCCCTGATCGGAGACCGGATCATGACCATCGCGACCAAACCCGACCCCGCCGCACCGGAGGCGCTGATCCTCGAGATCGCCACCAGGCACTTCTTTGTCGAGACGCTGGAAACCCGCAACAGCGACAGCCTCGATTTCCACGATGTCGCCGTCTGGGCGATACGCACCGCCCTTGAAGATGCCTTTGAGGCCGGACGCATCGCCGGTGCCAAAGCCATGCTGACCGCCACCACCTCCCGCTGAAAGGATCAAACCATGGCCACCACGACCATCCGCATCGACATCGCCACGCTGCCTGACCATCTGGACCGCAGCCGTCTGAACAGCGTCGCCGCCAGCATCGAGGAGGCGCTGAAGGAGGCAGGGATCAAGGCCGACTGTTCGGACCTGTTCTCACACATCAAGATCGAACTTCCGACCGTGCAGCTTGCCGCCGCCAGCGTCGTGCTGGCCGACCTACAACTGATCTGAGGCAGGGCCATGAGCACACGCGCGCAGATCGCCATCGAGATCAGGCCCGGAGAATGGGCGCAGGTCTACGTTCACTACGATGGCTATCCCAGCCACATGCTGCCTGCGCTGAAGCGCTGGAAGCCCAAGGAAATCCTCGCCGCCATTGAGATCCGGCAGGTCACAGCCGACGAGATCGAGGCCTTCGAGAGCCCCCGCGCCCCGCCAATCCTGCCGCGCCCGACGCGCCAGTTCTGCCACCTTTATGGATGGCAGGACGGGGCTTGGGCTGAACTCGATCCAGAGAAACATGCACTCGAAGGAACCGCCCCATGACCGATCTGTCTCTCAACTGCCTGCCTGAAGGCGAAACCCTCACCGATCTTGCCCGCCGCGAATGCGCCATCGGGTTCGATCTGCGCTTTTGCCGCAGTGTTGCCGTGCCCGAACATGACCGCGACACCGTCACCTGCGACCCGTCCGAGGCTGAATTCGCCACGCTACACGCCCTGACCGATCTCGGGGAGGCCATCGCCATCCATGATGCGAACCTGACCAACTCCGGTGCCGACGAGGTCGCCGCCGTCGCCCGTGCGCTATTCGTGGCCATGGTCAACGCCCGCCGCGATCCGCCCGACGCCGCCCAGCGCCACGAGGCGGAACAGGCGGCTTTGATCGACCATCACCGGATCGGGTAATCCGAAAGCAATCATATGGCTCTGATTTACCTACACTTTCGGGCAGATCAGAGCGAATCTGATTGCATGATGACGACGCAACCCGACCAAGGAGCCAGCAACATGACCCGCCCTGCGACCGACAATGCCAAAGCCCTCGATGCCTTCATGACCACCAAATCCCAGATCGACGCAATGCTGGAGCGCCTGAAGGCCCTGAGCGACGACCATTTTGCGACCCATCCCGACGAGATCCACTGGGGGAACGTCGGGACCCTGAACCATTATGCCAGCCTTTTGCGCCGGATCACCGACAGCGCGTTTCGCGAGGGCGAACACGCCGAGTGAAGACACCCTTTCCGGGACACGCCCGCCGCTTGGCGGGCTTGGCCTCGTAGAAGGGGTGCGGTTGTCGCGCCCCGATAAGGAGACGACGATGACCCAGATCCAGCTGACTGATACCCAATCCATCATCCTTTCAACCGCCTGCGGACGCGCCGACGGGATGGTGTTTCCCATCACGGCCAAGCTGAAAGGCGGAGCCGTGGGCAATGTGTGCAAGAGCCTCCTGAAACACGCGCTCCTTGAAGAAGTTGCTGCAACCGACCTGAACACGGTCTGGCGGCATGACGAAGAACGCGGATCGATCACCCTGCGTGCGACGCCGCTGGCCTATTCGACGCTTGGGATCACCGACGATCCGACGCCCGCAAGTTCCACCCAAATCATGACCGAACCGCCGCACCGCCGCACCGGCACCAAGCAGGACACCCTGATCGCCATGCTGCGCGCACCTGAGGGTGCCACAATCGAGGAGATGGTCGCAGCGACGGGCTGGCTCAACCACACTGTCAGAGGCTCGATGTCCGGAGCGCTGAAGAAGAAGCTTGGCTTGACCATCACCTCGGAAAAGGTGGACGGTCGGGGAAGAGTTTACGCAATCCGCTGAACGCCCGACCTCTCGACGCGCATCGAAACAGGTGCTATATTCGCACCGAATTCGATGCGCGCCGGGAGGCCAGCCATGAACATCACCAAGGACATCACCCCGCTGACCGAGTTCAAGCGGGACTCGGCGCGTTTGATCGCGCACATCAAGGAAACCGGTCGGCCGCAGATCCTGACCGTGAACGGCAAGCCGTCGGTCGTCGTGATGGACGCCGCCGCTTGGCAGGAGATGCAGGACCAGCTCGACTATGCCGAGACCGTCGCCGGGATCCGCAAGGGATTGACGCAGGCCCGTGCCGGGGAAGGCACCGAGGCGGGCACGTTCTTCGACGGCCTTGCCCAGACGAAATGACCACCCGTTTGCCCGTGATCATCACGCCGAACGCGGCGGATGATCTGACAGCGTCGTGGGTCTGGCTGCGCGAACGCAACCCGAGGGCTGCGGACGAATGGCTGGCTGGCATCCGGGAAACCATACTTGGTCTTGGAACGCTGCCAGACGCTCATCCGATTGCCCCGGAGTCGCAGGATTTCGACCTCCCAATCCGTCGTGCGCTTTATGGCAAGGCAACTCGCTGGTGCATCTACTACGCCGTCATCGACGAGGCAGTGCTGGTTCTGCATGTCCGCCATGGTCGCCGGAGCGACTGGAAACCATGATCCGCTCAAAGTCCCCTCGGAGGGGATCGAGTGGCGCAATTGACTTCTTGCCAATTGACAAATCTTTGGCGGTTTATCAAGCGTAGAGAGAGGTCGTAGGAAAGGTCCAATCGAGGCTAAGAACATTAGTTCTATTGCCTATCGGGGGACTACCTCTACCAAAAGAAGAAGGTTGAACAATGGCGCTCCGCGACATCGAATACTATGGACACTGGGCATATTATCATGCCGCAGGCTTTCCGGATGCGGAGAATCCGACGGACAGTCCACACCTTTTTCAATCCACGAAGTTGACCATAAACACGAACTATGTGGCTCAGATTGAAGAACTGACTCATGGGTGGATAAGGGTAGCGTTGGATTATGGCGGCGGATTTTCCAACCTCTATCTTCGTATGTCGATCGATCAGGCCAAAAGACTCTTTTCTAGTTAGGTATCGATCCTGGACGATCCGATTACGAACTTGGAAGACGAATTTCTTCCTGATCGATCGGGATCGAACAACTAACCTTTCCTAAACCGTTCGAACACCCGCCGGAGGACGTAAGACCGCGCGACGCTGACCACCGTGAACACCGCTCCCATCTTCAGGTTCTGCGCCAGCGTCGTGTGCAGCCCGAAAATCGGGAAGATCAGGATCTGGGTGACAACCGCGACGGCGTAGCCGACGACGACGTTGGCCACCGCTTCAACCAAAGACATGGCGCGCGATTGCTTCATGCTGGCGCCCCGTCATCCATCGGCCAGCAATTCAGCCGCGAGAGTTCGGAGCGCATGCGCTGCAACCAAGGGGACCACGCCGTTGCCACAGAGGCGAAGCCGGTCCACCCGGTGGGCCAGCCCATCAGCACCTCGACGAACAGCGGGTTCAAGGTCCGGCGCACATCGCAGGTATCGCTCCCAACTGTCGGCGTCACCAGGACTTGGCGGCCAAGCAGCCCGTTGACCGGCGTATTCGCCAATGTCGTCGCGCCATCCTTGTGGTCCCGCGCCGTCGGCGTCATCCACATCCCCGCCACATGGGTCAGGTCGGCCGTCTTGCGGTTGCCCGCGCTCGGCTTGCATCCATCGTTCGCCATCGGCGTCGGCCAATCGCGCGCCAGACGGTCCAGACCCTTCTCGTCGCGCCGCTCGCCACCCCGACTGCGGAAACTGTCGGTCTGCGGCGTCGGCCACATCGCGGCCGTCGTCGCGAGGTTCATCCCGTGCTGGCCCGCTTCCTGCGAAGGGGTCCGCTTTGTCTGCCGGTTCTCGTTCGCGCTGGCACGAGGCGTCGGCCACAGCCGCATCATTTCCGTCCTGTTCCCGCCACTCGACCGGGTCCCAGAGCAGGCGCGCGGGGTCGGCCAAGTCGTTGCCCTCCCGGATGGCGAGGATGAAGAGCCGTTCGCGCCGATGGGGTGCGCCGACTTCCGCCGCCGTAAAGAGGCCTGCCGCGATGCGGTAGCCCATGCCGACCAATCCTGCGGCGACTTCGGGGAATCCGAGGCGGAGATGATGGGCGACATTCTCGAGGAAGACAAAGGGCGGCTCGCATTCACTGATGATCCGGGCGACGTGCGGCCAGAGGTGGCGTGGATCCTCGGTACCGAGGCGCTTGCCCGCGACCGAAAATGGCTGGCATGGATAGCCAGCACTGATGATATCCACTGCGCCGCGCCACGATCTGCCATCGAAAGTGGCAACGTCGTCCCAGACAACCGCTTGATCCATGGCCGCGTCTTCCATCCGCGCCACGAGAGTGGCTGCGGCGAAGGTTTCCCGTTCGACATAGCCCACAGCACGATATCCGGGGATGGCGATGGTGAGCCCGAGGTCGAGCCCGCCAGCGCCGGAGCAAAGGGAGAGGCCGAAGAGGCATGCGTCTGCGGTTCCGGAAGCGCGTCCGGAGGAAGGTAAAGCCAGGTCATGCATGTCACGCGGCGGCTTCGGGTTGGGTTTCAGGCGCAGCCGGGGCGGCGTCGCCCAGCCGTTCAGCTTTCACGGCCGCGAAGGTCCGGCCATCGCCGTCGAGGATTGCGTCCCGACCGGTGTAGGCCTGCCAGCGTTCGACGGCCACATCGATGTAGGCCGGGCTGATTTCCATTGCGAAGACACGGCGGCCATTGGCCTCGCCCGCCATGATTTGCGATCCCGAGCCACAGAACGGCTCGTAACAGAGCCCACCCCGTGCCACATGCTGGCGCATTGGGATACCAAAAGCATCCAGCGGCTTGGGCGTCGGATGGTCCGGACGGTCATCCTTTGCGAAACTGGGCAGCGCCCATGTCGATGGTAGGGTTTCCTCGGCCACCTTCGGCGGGCGGTTCGGACGGCGCCAGCCCATGAAGCAGGGCTCGTGCTTCCAGAGGTAATGCGACCGGGTCAGAACCCCGCGGTCCTTCACCCAGATGATCTGCTGGTGCACGAAGGCCCCGGCCTTTTCCCAGCAGGCCTCGAGCATTGCCTGGCGACGGGACGCGTGCCAGCAATACCAAGCAGCGTTCTCGGCGATCGCTTCCGCCACAGCGGCTGCGATGAAGCCATCGTAAAGTTCAGCCCCCTGCGAACTGTCATCCCAGGTCGTGCCATAGGACGCCGACCAGTCCTTGTTACGCGTCGGGTGGTTCGAGCCGTCGTAGTCCACGAGATACGGCGGGTCGGTCGCAAACAGGATCGCCCGCTCACCATTCATCAGACGGCGTACGTCGACCGCGCTGGTGCTATCACCGCACAGCAACCGGTGGTCACCAAGGATCCACAAATCGCCTGTCCGCGAAGCAGGGTTGCGCGGCGGTTCGGGGATGATCACCGGTGGCACAGAGCCACCGGCGCCACCTTCTTGCCCGTCCCCTTCCGGCACGTAGGCCAGCAGCTTGTCCAACTCGCCGTCGGAGAAGCCGACCAGCGACAGGTCGAAGTCCTCGGCCAGAAGATCGTTCAGTTCCGCCGACAGCAGCGCCTCATCCCATGTCCCGAGTTCGGTCAATTTGTTGTCGGCGATGCGATAGGCCCGGCGCTGCGCCTCGGTCAGATGCCCAAGCACGATCACCGGCGCTTCGGTCAGCCCCAGCTGCGTGGCCGCCAGCACCCGGCCATGGCCCGCGATCAGCTCGCCGTCCTCGGCCACGAGGCAAGGCACGGTCCACCCGAACTCGGCCATGCTGGCGGCGATCTTCGCGACCTGATCCGCGCCATGCGCCTTCGCATTGCGGGCATAAGGCTGCAGGCGCGCGAGCGACCATTGCTCGATGCGCTCCGGGGCGAAGCTGAGGGTCATATGGGGCGTCCTGTTGGAGGATGGGCTGGCTTCCGGGCTGGACCCCGGTTGAGGAATCCATGCCGGATTTCATCGACCGCAGGAGTCCAGAGGTATCCACCTCGGAGTCCACCAGCCAAGCGCCTGTTTTATTGTAATATCTCAGCGGTTTTCGGGTGGCTTCCCGAGGGGGAGGCTTCCCAAAAATCCGGCCCTGTCGCTAGCGATGTGCCGCGCTTCGCCCGCCAGCATACGTTTTCGGCCCGAAAGGAACCGGAAAACAATGACTTGACGGATCGGGCTGCCATCTGGCTCCGGCTGGACCCCGGTTCGAACTCTGGGGTCCACCACGGCATCCATCCCGAGACCGATTGCGCGAGCGGTCTCCCACACGCGCCTCTCCCGAGTATATCCAATTCATACCCTCGGGAGATGGTTTCTGTCTCAGCGAAAACTGTCCGGCGGACACTTTCCCATGTGGCGCGCAGGGTTACGCGCCACTGGCCAGTTCAATCACCCGTTCCTTCGACAGGTTGCGGTTGAACCGCCGCTTGTTGAGGGTCAGCGCGATGACGGAAATCCCGAATTGCCAGTGTTGATGGGCTGCCGAGCGATGCAAACCGACGGCCCAGCAGATCTCCTTCCAGCGTTCGCCATGCGCCTTCATCCAGACGATCTTGCCGTCGACAGGCTCGAGGCAGGCCGTCCAGGTCAGCGTCTCCTCCATCCGGCTGATCGCCTGCGGCGAAGGCAGCACGCGCATCGGCTTCGGCTCCTGCCCCACCTTGTCTGCGAAGCTGTAGACAAACTCTGGCCAGGTGCTGAAGTAGCCCTGCCGCCGAGGCTCAGGCAGGCGCTTCAGAACATAGGCGGCTTCGGCCAGCCGTTCCTCGACCAGCGCGGGGGTCCAGATGGTCATCGTTGCACCTCCCGCCCACTCATTGCCGTGCCGTAGAGTTTCTCGCCAAGCTGACGCACCAACTCCCGTTCCGGCCAGGTCAGACGGTGATCGTCGATGGCGACAGCCAGCAAGCCCTGTTCCCGCCAGCCGTCGCGCTTGACCTCGTCGGGATTGCGGCGATGGCCACCATAGCCTTTCGGCATGAAACGCATCCCGGTCATTGCAAGCCCCCCTTGGTCTCGAGCGCCCAGAACAGGATCGCGATGGCATCGGCCTCATTGTCGTCGGCGGGGCTGAAGCCACGGGCCCGGGCGGCGGCAATCATCGCATCCTTGTCGGCATTGCCCTTGCCGGTGGCGTGGCGCTTGATGGTGCCCACCGGGACGCCCTCGTAAGGCACGCCGCGCAATTCGGCCCAAGCGGTCAGCGTGGCCATGAGGCCGCCGTAGACGTGGGCGGCGTCGGTGCCGGCATGACGACGGACCTCTTCGAACCAGATGGCAGCGATGGGTCCGGACAGACGGTCCAACTCGCCCAGCCAGTTGGTGAACCGCAGGTAGCGCATGCCCCCACCATCGAACCGCCCCGGGCGGAAGGACACGGTGCCGCTGGTGATCAGACCATCGGCGCCATGCAGGGCCCAGCCAGTGGTGGTGCCGAGATCGAGCGCCAGGATGGTGCGTTGGCCCTGCGCTGGCAGAATAAGCGTTTTCTGGGTTGCGCCAAGATTGGCGTTGGCGAGAGTCGTATCAGCCATGAGTGGTCTCCTCTTCTGGTTGGCTGCTCGGGTGGAAGACGACGGTGGTTGATGCTTGCCGGTACCGGCCGCCGTCGTCGGATTGATCTCGGCCCACAACTTCGGCCCGAGAAGATTGCCCAGGGGTGGGTGGTGGACCTCCCACCTTGCGGGGGAGTCCACCCACCCCTTTAGGGGTGCTATTTCCGTGTTCTGCGTTCTGACGTAAGCCATTGAACTTGATGGGAGATTTCCAGAACACGGATGAGCAAGTGGCAGACCGCAATCCGTGTTCTGCGTTCTGGCGTAACTCATTGGTTTTGTTTCGAGAATTCCAGAACTCAGAACACGGTGACGCAGAACACGGCCTGTGTTCTGGCCAGAACACGGACGATCCGTGTTCTGGAAAAGGCTCTTCTCAGATGCCAAAGTCATGCCTCACCCCCGTCCTGATCGACCCAGACTTCCGGGTTCTCGACGGGCAAGAGCGCTCCGGATTGGGGGCACATGAAGTCGGACGGGAACACCCGAATGAAGGCCGGGCACACCTCGCCGGTCTCGTCGTCGACCACTTCGCGGTCGGTGCGAAGTCGCATGTCCCTGACGCAGAGATATCCAAACTTCGACCGGTCCCGCTTGAGGCCCAGTTCTCTGATCTGATCTCCTCGCACGAACTTCACGTAACCCTTGGTGGCCAGCACGTGCAGGCGATCCCGGATGCTGGTCTGGCCACCGAGACTGCCCTTGTTCTCAAAGCTGGCCGCGAACTGGCTGAGCGTGAACATCTTCCCCTGTTCAGCCTGCTCACTGATCATATGGACGATCACACCACCCTTTCGGTCTCGTTCCGCATCATGTTTTGCCCCCACCTCTGCCCGCACCAACCGCTCGTTCATGGGGTTGATTTCGACCCATTCGCCCTTGACCTTGTCGACGATCTTGGGTGCCAGCGCCGGTCCGTTGCGCAACTCGATCTCCAGCTTGCGCTGCGGGTTGTCCTCATCGGGGCGATGCAAGATCAGCCCGGAGGTGTAGAAGCCGCGCAGTGCGCTTGCCCCGGAAAGAGCCAGAAACGGGTCATCCTTGACCTGCTGTTTCGAGAGTTTCTTGGTGTGGTGAACGAGGATGACGCCACAGTCCGGGTTAATGTGATCGCGCAGGACCTCGACCCGGTCCTTCAGAAAGAACATCATCGCGCCGTTGTCGTTTTCGCCGCCACCGTCGGGACCGCCGTCGAAAAGATTGCGGATCGGATCGATGCAGATGATGTCAACGGGCTCAGAAGGAAACGCGGCCCGGATCGCATGGGCGACGCCCACGCTGCCCTCGACATCAAGCAGCATCTTCAGCTTCGGTGTGGCGACGAGGTTGTCGCGGGCAGCAGCCAGCAGCTTTGGCGGCAGGGTGATCTGCTGCAGCCGCTCCCGCAGATAATCATACTGGATCTCTGCCTGAAGGTAGAAGATCCGTAGCGGACGGGGGGGCGCGAAGCCAAGGAAGGGCACGCCCGCCGCCATGTGCACGAGCCAGGAGATCAGCAAATCGCTCTTGCCGATCTTGGGCGCGCCACCCAGCACCAGCATGCCACCCGGGGTCAGCACGCGCGGCGCGATGATGTCGGCAGGCATGGGGCTCTGGTCGTCAAGCAACGCCCCAAGCGTAAATGTGGGCAGTTCGTTTGGCACTGGGGCTGCGCTGTCGAGGCGGATCAGCGGAGGCCCGTGCTTTTCGACATGGATGGCCCAGAGACGTTCGGACTCGCGCTTGAGCCGCTCCACAGGCCACTGCGGTCGGAGCATCGCGGCGTTATAGCCGCAGATGCCTTCCCAGCCTTCGTCCTTCGACATCCGGCCTTCGTGGACCATTCGGATGAAATAACCGATGGCCGCTGAAGCGCCCTCGAAGCGGGACCAGCCATCTTGGCCGCCTTCGCGCACGGGCGTGACGAGGACATCGGCAACACCGGGCTTGTCTGACGAAGAGAAGTCGGGCTGCAGGGTGACCCCCGGCGCAGGCGGCATATCAGCCACTGCCTCGATGAATTCGCCCAGATCGCGTTCCAGCGTCGGGTTTAGCCCCACGATCCGGACCTGTGTCTTCAGGCCGTTCTTGTAATGGACCGAGCCCGCCACCCGGATCGGCTGGTGGGCGGAGCGGAAATGCATGTCGCCGTCGACCTTGGCGGCAATGTCACCGCGCAGGCGGCAGAGACGACGGATGTCGTCACCCTCGGCGGGTTCGGTCAGTTTCCACCAGACATGCGCCTTCCGTTGGCCCTCAGGCGTGACCCCACCGCTTTCCACAACCATGGTGGGCGGGCCAAGGTGACGTTCAAGGTGGGCGCGCTTGGCAGCGATGTCGCCGCTGTCGATATCCACCACAACGGCCTGCATCTGCAGGATCTCGGCGGCCTTGGCCTGGCCGGGGGCAGCGACAGTGCCTGGGATCACATAGACGGCCGCGCCCTCGCGCGAGGCCCAAGTGGCGAAGGTGGCCATCTTGTAGGAGACGAACTCGCCCATCTCGATCCAGATGTTATGTGGTCGGCCGTCGATACCCTGCCCCTTGTCGATGAAACTGCGGACCGGGATCAGCCCGTCGCAGTAGCCAAAGACCACCTGCATGAACTGCGCGATCTGATCAGGGTCCGGCTCGTCGCCGAACGGATCGATCTGCGGGGCGGCATCGTTGAAGTCGCGCCACGGATTGAAATGGACGATGTTCTGCAGCGGTGCTGCGGGCGGGAGGGGTGTGTCTTGCGCGGGTTTCTCGGGTTCGTTGCTCATGATCGTGACCTCGGGCGTGTCGAATGTGTCGGGCGGGTTCTTTGGGGCATCGCTCATCCTGCCTGCCCCCAGCAGCGCCCAGCGTGCGAGCAGAAGCGGCATTCGAAGAAGTCACGGTTGGCGGCGATGCGCGGCAACAGATCGCCTGCATCGGTGGCCTGAAGGATCCGCACCGCCCGGTCGGACATGCGCTGTGCGACGTCTGCATCGAAGGGCACCAACTCGTGGTACAATTCGGCAGTGTCTTTGTTGATCGCAGTGAACAGAGCGGGGGCTGCCGAAATGCCCGGAACCGAAGGTTCCATATAGGCCTGGTAGATCGCGATCTGCGCGGCATAGACCGGCTTGGAGACCGTGACCCCGTCCTTCACGCAGGCGCGCCAGTTCTTGGCGTTCATCGTCTTGCACTCCCAAAGTGCCGGGGTGCGCAGACCGAGTGATGAGGGGGCGTCGGCGATGATCCCGTCGACATGGCCACGGATGCGGCCACCAGCGACGGAAAAGCCGAACTGTTCACCATCGGGCCGATTGCCCTTACGGGTGTAAAGGTCGATCCCGGCCGCACGCAGCCAGCGGATCGCGAGATCCTCGAGCTGGTGGCCGATCTCGAAGATCCGCAGCGTCTGGCCGCCGAAATCCGCGCCTTCGTCCTTGGGCGCGCCCGCGAATTCGAACTGCAGGGCCCGTTCGCAGGCATACCCCAGCCGCGATGCGCCGAGATAGGTCCGGGGCGGCGTGGCCTCTCGCTCGGAGATAAGTGCGGCGTCGACCAATCCGTTGATCCGGTCGGCCATGGAGGGACGCGGGTTGAAATCCAGTGTCAAAACGGCACCTCCGATGATGCGGCGATGCGCGACATCTCAGCCCCATAGCCTTCCAGCACCTCCTCGATCAGCGCGGTCACGTCAGTGGCTGTGAGATCGCGGAGCCGCTTGTCCCAGCCAATCTGGTCCATCGTCTGGCCCAGCCGCTTCATCACCAACGCGATGGCGAGACGTTCATCCTCTGTGGTTCCCTGCATGGTCAGTCCTTTGCGATGGTGAGCCGCGAACCATGCCTGGCAGGGCATCGAGCAGAACCAGCGATGGTTGCGGGGGCGTGGTTTGGTCGGGTTGAAAAAGCCGAAGCCTTGCGCGGGTCGCAGGCAAACGGCGCAGGGTTGAAGGCGCGGGTGCCAGTGCCGCGCGGGGTCCGCAGTCGGTTCGGGTGGGGATGCGATGTATGCGCCATGGTTCACGCCGCCCTCCCAATGTCCGGGCTGGCCCGGCCGACGAGTTGGCGGATCTCGCGCTTGTTGAAACCGAAGGTCATCAACGCCGAGGCGCGATACCGGGTGAGGCCGTAATCCTGCCGGAATGCGGGCGGCAGATATTGCAGCTGCTTTTCGGTCGCGGCCTGCTTCAGCCAGCCCTTCGATTTGAAGGCGCTCTCGTCAGTCTCGTATTCGTTCAGCCAGTCATCGGCCTGTGCGAGACAGACAGTCCGCTCGCCCACGCCCAGCAGCCGCGGCGCACGACCCTTCGATCCCCCCACGGCATGCCAGCGGCCATCGAGATAGAAGATCCCACCCCAGGCATTGAAGCCGTTAGCCATAAGCGCCGCGTCATCGCCGAACAGATCGACCCATGCGAAACTCGACCGCTTCAGGAGGTCGATCTCGGACATGATGAAGCCCGACAGCGGGGGGGCATCCGCACCATCGCCGGTCTCCGGGATCTCACGCGGGAAAGCTTCGCCGCACAGCGGGCATTCGGTGGCGGCGAGCGGAATTTCCGCATCGCAGGCCGGGCAGGTCTTGGTGGGGGCGTCGCCGGGCTCAAGCTTGCCGTCCAGATCGACATCCTGCTCCAGTGTGCCGTGGATCAGGCTCGATGTCCCGAGATCCAGCACGATGCAGTCAGTCTTGACGATGCCGGGGTGTTCCTCGGGGTCGACCGTGCGCAAGCCTCGCCCGACCATCTGGATCATGGTCGATTTGTAGGAACTGGGGCGCAGCAGCACGACGCAGGAGGTGGGCGGATGATCCCAGCCTTCGGTCAGCACCGCGACATTGACGATGACGCGGATTTCGCCCGAGGCGTAAGCGGCAAGGATCCGGCGGCGCGTGCCAGCATCGAGATCGCCATGGATGACGGCTGCCGAAATGCCCGCGCCATTGAAAGCCGCCGCGACGTTTTCGGCATGCGCGACGGTGGAACAGAAGACCACGGTCGGCCGCTCGCTCGCCTTTTCCTGCCAGTGCCGAACCACCTCGTCGGTGACCGGCGCGCGGTTCATGATCTGCGCGACCTCGGTCATGTCGTAGTCGGCGGCGGTCTTGCGCACGGCGCGCAACTGTTCCTGCACGCCAACGTCGATGATGAAGGTGCGCGGCGGCACCAGATGACCCGACGCGATCAGCTCGCCCAACCGGACCTGATCACCGACATTGTCGAAAATCTCGCGCAGGCCCTTGCGGTCACCCCGGTTCGGCGTGGCGGTGACCCCGAAGATTTGGCAGGCGGGATTGGCATCCCGGACATGGTCGATGATCCGGCGGTAGCTGTCGGCCACCGCATGATGCGCCTCGTCGATGACGAGCAGATCGAGCGTGGGCATCGCGGCTAGATTGGCGGGCCGCGTCAGTGTCGGCACCATGGCAAAGGTCGCCCGCCCGGCCCAGCTCTTGGTCTCGGCATCGACCACCGAAGTGGAGATGTCAGGTGCGACCCGACCGAACTTGGTCTGGTTCTGCGCGGTCAACTCGTCGCGATGCGCGAGAATACAGGCCTTTGCGTCGCTGCCCTCCAGGGACTTTGCGACAACCGCCGACAGGGCGATGGTCTTGCCGAACCCCGTCGAGGCGATGCTGAGGGTGTTACCGTGATCGCAGAGCGCAGCAAGGCTGCGCTCCACGAACAGGCTTTGACGAGGGCGAAGGCGCATGGATCAGACCCTCACTGCGCCCAGGACGGACGACCGGGCACGCCCGCCGATGGCTGCGGTGCCGCAGCAGGTTGCTGGACGGCCGCCGCTGCGGGTTGCCCAGCAAAGGACGGTGCAAGCCCCATGTTCTGAGCGTAATCCCGGTGGTCCGGCGTCACGGCACTGCGGATCTCGTTCTTGTCGTCGCCGCTGGCATCGGTGCCGACGTCGATCCGGGCCAGGAATTCGATCCCGTCGAGATCCTTGAGCCCGTTGATCCGGCGCGCGGACTGCGCCTGCGGCGACTGGTCCTTGTCGGAAATCCCGCGCGCCGAGTTCAGCATGCCGCGCACAAGGCTGCGGCCCATGTTCGCCCAATCCGGTCCCTTCGGGCTGTACAGCCCGATCAGGGTGAAAATCTTGCGCCGGGCATACTGGCCCTCGGTGACGGTGAACTCGCCGTTCAGATAAACCGCACCGGTCGAGCCGCGCGTGGCATAGCCACCGGTCCAGCCTTGCGCGGCATCGTCGAAGCCGCCCGGACGGATCGTCAGCCGCACCTTGGCCAGCGTGCCTTTCGGGATGAGGTTGGTGTTGCTCTGCGCGTCGTTGAAATCGTTCCAGGACCCCATGGGGTGCCTCCTTCTGTGATCAGGATTGCGGGTGTTCGGGCGTGGCTGCCTCGACGTGCGGCTGATAGGTCAGCCGTTCGGTTGCCGGGGCGGCGGGCTTGCGGATCTTGGCCATCAGGCGGCCGAGATGGGGTTCTTCGACCTGGCCAAGGCGGCCGGAGCGGTCTTTGGCCGGAAATCCCCAGGGGTTGATCGTCTGGCACACGAAAGCGCGGTAAGGATCGCCCCCCTCGGCCTTCAGTTCCGCCATGGTGATCACCTCATCGACGATCCCCGGCAGTTCGAGCCCAGTTTTTGATCCGTCGATCTGCGGCTGAAAGACCTTGCGATTGAAGTCATCCAGCTTCTCGTCAAGGATGCCGACGAACCAGACATTCTTGGCCCGCGTGTGCTGCAGATGCGTGAGCCATGCGATCATCTCGCGACCATGCAGCCCGTAGGCCCCGCGCACGTCCGGCTTGCCGGTCTTTTCCGACAGCGCCTCGGGCTGGCCCTTGCACCATTGAAAGCAGAGCCGCCCTGCGACGGTGATCGAGTCGACGAAGATGGTGTCGTACCGGTCAAGCGCAGTAGGATCGCCGAACGTCTGGCAGACGGCGGCATGATGCGCCGGGCTGTAGGGTTGCTCGTCGCGCAGGCTGGGGTTTGCGCCACCGATGAACACCGCGAAATCCCGGCATTCCGCCCAAGTGCGCGGCCGGATGCTGTCGCCCGGCCAGCCTTCGATGGCGAGATCGCCCGCTTCCAGATCCATGAACAGCGTGCGAGCGGGATCCAGTGTCCAGAGCAACGAAGTTTTGCCAATTCCACTTTTCCCGAAAATGCAGCCTTTGATGCCGCGCGGTTCGGCCAGCCGCTGGTCGGCGGTGATGATGGGCAGGGTCACTGCGCACCCCCTTGCGGGAGAATTTCGACCTTGAGCGTCCCGGTCCGCACCGTGCGCGCGGGCTCGAAGCCCTGACGGATGGCTTCTGGCCAGGCGACATAGTTGCGCTCCGGAACCTTGAAGCTGATCTCGACATACTCAGCGGGGTCATCCCCGGCGGCTCGGATGCGCTCGACCATGGCGGCCAGCCGGTCCTGATCCCAATCCACCCGTTTCGGCAGATCGGCGACGATGGTGAAATCACCCTCGTCGAAACGCACCGTGCCGGTGTCCTTGCCAGAGGCGCTGCGCACCTCGGCGGCGCGGGCGGCAAACCGGACTTCCAGCGCGGTGTTGAAGCGCGCGGTGACGGCCTTCATCTGCTTCGCGGCAGCGTCAATTTCGTGCTGCATGGCGGCCAGCAGGTCCACCGGAAGCAAGGCGATCTCGCCTGCAGGCAGGTTGATCAACTCGTCGATGCCGGGCGTGTTGTCGGGGAATGGCATTTCGGTCTCCAGATTGGGGAATGGGGTTCAGGCGGCCTCGAGCAGGCGCACAGAGAGGGACGCTCCGGCCTGGCGGGGCTTGCGCCGGGCGATGGCGATGTAGGCAAATTGGTCGGGCCCGATCCGCGCCTGCACGAGATGGACGAGATCCTGTTCGGCAGCGCGCAGGGCGGCATCGGCGGTCCGACGCAGGGCTGAGCGGCGTTCGGGCGAAAGAGGCGAGGCCGAGCCAAAGGTATCGACGGCAAGAAAGCCGCGATGATAGACCAGCGTCTCTCCGGGTTCGGCTTGCGCGATCCAGGCTGACAGCCCGATTCCATCGAGAGCCGGACCGGCCGCGCCGAAGATCGACAGGACGCCGGTCGCGCGGATTGCAGAATGACGGGCCATCATGCCGCGCCCCGCTCGGCGGTGCTGCGCCGCTGACGGGCCTGCTCATAGGCCAGCACATCCTCGAGGCGGTAGACCACGCGACCGCCGATTTTCAGAAAGGCCGGACCATCACCGGTCCAGCGCCAGCGTTCAAGGGTGCGCGCCGATATCGTCCAGCGCGCGGCAAGTTCAGTCTGGTTCAGGCAGGTTCTCGTCTGCAT